TTCAATGTAGTATAAGCGTCATTAACCGCCGTCGCCATGATTTCTGCCTCTTCAAAGTCCCGAATGACGTGGAACAGCAGTTCGTACTTGGCCCGCGACCGGATCAGGCGCTCGGCGTACGTCATCCACGGATTGTTGGTCGTACTATCGGACGCGGGACCCGGTGTGAACTTCTGCGCCGCGATGCGAATATTGTAGACCGTATCCGGAATGGGACCGAGGCGCAGCTGCTGATTATAATAGGTCCAATTATACGGCTGGCCCTTCACCAATCCGTTTTGATTAAGAAGTTCGATTTCCTTGTCAGTCCGTCGCTCCATGATCCATGGAATGGCCTGCGGCGGAGTGCCAAGGTATAACACCACGTAATCAAACGACATCATGGTCGAAATGCCGGGTATATCTACCTCAGCATAAAATTCCTGAGCCGCTACCGTATTGAACGTAGTGTCCCTTGATTCCGACCAGAAGAAACGCTCGGCCTGATAAGCATCGATCGCCGTAGCGATGGCTGCGGCGATCTGTGATGTGAGATCGGAACGCAGCAGTTCGTCCGCGATGTCAAGCTTCATTTGAGCCTGAGTGTTAGTGCTGATCGGAATCAGAGGCATTAGTACAACCCAAACAGATAGGTGAAATCCGCCAGATCAAACCATCTTTCAATAGTAATAACTGGCGAAGACAGAGACGCCGATACATTGACGCTAACTAATATATTACCATCGTTAGCTTCAATGGCCATGACGTCATTTTTGCGCAACGGATCATAACCAGCACTATTAAAATAACTGCTAGCTGACACAGTTGCTAGGCTATCTGTCGTGATGTATTTAAACACCACGACATTACCAATACCAAAGTTGACAAGACTTACTGCACTTAGACTTGCCGGATCGAACATATCCCGTGTCCTTTTTTATGAATATATCACATACGCTTCCGAACCCGGCGCGCCATTTGTGAAACGAATGGCGATTTCCTTGCTGGAATTTGCCGCAATGACACGAGATGCCGCTGATTGATTGGCATCAAATGTTGCACCAGTGCCCGCCGCCATTGTAACGGAGTTAGCACTGTTGTTACCATTGATAATGAGACACCATACCGTATCACCGACAATGACACCGCGCGTCGATATGGCACGAAGTGCTGCCGCTAACAACGCAGCAGTTGGAGTAGTTGCCGTTACTGCGCCAGTACCAGCAACGCCAGCAATTACGATGATGCCACCAAGAATATCAGCAGCAAGCAAAGTGATCGCAGCACTACCAGTATATGACGCAGGGGCCGGCGTATTGAAGATTTGCGGATTACCAACCTTGAACGCAGAATCTTGCGATAATTCGTCCGTACCTGTCGGATTGCCGCTCAAGATAGTGGGCATGTTCTAACTCCTGTGTTTAAGGGGAGAGCCACGGCCCTCCCCCGGCTATTCAGCCTGGGTTAGAACTGCCCACTCGGGCCTTGAATCTTGGCGAACTCGACGACGATGTTTACCTTACCGGTCGTCAGCGCGCCGCCGCCGGTAAAAGTGATGGCAAGCGGCACCTGATCGGTCAACACGTCGTACGGGCTCGGATTGGTAGCCTGAGACATCACGATGCCCGCCTGACCACCGACGCCATAGAGACCGGCGGTGGTAATGGTGAGGGCACCAGCTGCCAGACTGACGCCACCGGCCGTGAGGCCGTTGGCTGCAACAGTAGTCGCGCCACTGAAGGTGATGCTGGTGACAACATACGCCCTCAGAATCTGCGCGCCGGCCGGCAAGAACCCGAGCGTATACGGGCCGTTGCTCTTGTTCAGATCGCTGAACAAGAAGGTCTCGCTCAAGAAACTAGTCTGACTAGTATGATGAGCACGAGCCCCCTGGCCACGAAGATCAACGTTAGTCGCCATGTTCTATGTCTCCTTATCCGGGCTCGAGCTCAAGTGTGAGCCTGAGCGAAAGTGGACATGACGATGACGCCGTAATCGATGCCGTTGAAGCGGGCTTTCTTGATGCCCCACACGCCGAGCGCCGATACCTCAAGCCTTCGCTTGTGATCGAACACCTTACGTTCACTAGGACTCGCTACTTTCCTAGCCGGAAATTACTCCAGCTAACGGTTACCCGTTAGAGCAGACCATATCATAATCCCATTTCCATAACAACGGTAATTGGGATTCCATGCGCTTCGGGGCGCTTGCCCCTACTCCCCCGACGGGGATGGTCGTTACACCTTCCACGAAGAGATTCCAGTGGTGCATTACCATTCCGAGATTTCGCATGATTACAGTTCATGCACAATACTTGAAATCCCGGCGGGTAATCATTATCACGTAGCCATCGAAAGAACACATTTGTATTGGTAGTCTTACCTGATAATTCTTTACGATGAGCATTACCACCACCATCTATATGGTCAATGCCAAGCACCAGCGGTTCATCAATACCACACCAATTACAAACAAGCCCGCCATACGCTTCCATAGCTGCGTCGCGCAATTTGTAGTAATAGTTGCGGGCATTTCTTCTCCGCTGTTCGGGATTAGCCTTGGCCCAAGCTGCCTGCTGCGCAGTTAACTTAACCTTATGCTCTTCCCGATAATTGCTATGATAATCGCTAATACGCTGCTTATTAGCTTCTCGGTACTTGCGATTACTTTCTTGCTTTGACATTGCTCTCTCCGCGGCTCGGCTCGGTATTGTCCTCTACTATACCAGCCAGACCACAGTCTGTCAAGCAGCGAGGAGTTTCACCGAATTCACACGGTTATCATTCGCACCTTGCGGTACGACGGAGCTATCATTCAACTCTTCGTTCCAGGTGTACTTGCCACCCGCGTGCTTCATACCGTAGCCGACGACAGCTGCTTGAGCGCCGAGCAGAACCGCACGGCGGGTGTTCGCGACAGCGGCACTGGTCGAGGAATTGACGCCCAACGTGACGTCAAACGATTCCTTGATAATGACGTTGTTGTATTCTCCAAGAGCGCCGATGTAGATCGGGTTCTTGGAAATTTCACCACCGGTCATCGCAGCCTTTTGGATGTCGAGCCACTGGCCGGTAGAAGTGTTCGTCCGGAGGTCAGTCCGCTGGAATGGGTGAATGTAGCAGATGTACTTGCCCATGGCGATGTTTTCGTAGTAATCGCCAATGTCGCTCTTGCCCTGGGCATTGATCGGCCGGACGACTGGAGTTACGGTACGCGCCGCCTCCACCGCCTTGTCGATCATGCCAAGAGTAAAGGTGTTGACGTTCGTCAACTGCTCATCGGCGGACAGCGATCCCTGCCAGATTTGACGTCCGGCCGTAGGAGCGACGGTCGCCTGAAGACCCGTGTATTTCGTACGGGTCTCATTAACGTTGCCACACACCTGATTGAAGAACGAGACTGACAGGCGCTTGGCCCACCAATCCGCTAGACCGTCGCGCGCCTCGACCCGCAGATCGAACGGAACGCGCTGCTGGTCGATCGTCCGGTCAGATTTGACGCCGACCACGCCCATCAGTTCGTTGATGGTCAATTGGTCGGTGTAAATCGTCAGGGCCTCGCCGTTACCTTCGGCAAGTTCGTTTTCAGTAAAACCGTCCTGAGCAAGCTGCAGACGCAAGCCGAACGTGACCTGGTCGCCCTTGCCCTTTTCGGTTTCCTCCTTCTTGTGAATGACGCTACCCGCATTAGTTCCAATGAGCGGAGCAATGTCGGTGTACTTGATCGCTTCGACCGAAAGCTCTTTCGCCCACAACTTGACGGCATAGGCGTCATTTACAGCAAATGACGTAGTAGCCATGGAGTCATAGCCTTTTAATGTGAGGGAAAGATGCGGCTAACGTGGCATCACGACGAAATGCCCCAATTCGTGGAGGCACGCACGAGGCGGCAGATGAAGCTCACCGCAAACTTGCCTTTTCAGGCGCTCCCATCAGAGCGTAGAATTCCTTCTTCGCCTGGGGAGTAAGAGAACGTAAAAAATCCCGATATTCGTCATCGGAATAATTTAAAATTTCCTCAACGCTAAACCCGGTCCGTGCCGGTGCCCCACCAGTTCCAGACAGCGACCGGGACGCCGTCTGCCCGCGCCGGATACTGTCAACCTGACTGGTAACGGTCTGTTGACCTTGTTGCCCCTGTTGACCTTGTTGCCCCTGTTGACCTTGTTGCCCCCCACCCGCACCGTTAGTTTGACCATTACCTTGCTGTTGTCGCTGCGCTGGTCTGAACCCGCTCGCCTTGGCATATTCAAATAACCGCTGCGCCGGTCCTCTGGTATTTGGGTTATTCCTACGCTCCTGCAAAGCGCGCGCAACCAGATCACGCTCATCGCGATTGATCAATTGAGAACGTTCTGCAGGGTCGTCAATACCGGCTGCCACCAACTGCGCGTCTCGCATCCCGACCAGCCACCGATACGCCTCTACAAAAGCCGGTTCCGTAGAAGCAAACTGGCGAGCATCCGCCACATATTCGGTCTGCATGCTCTCCATGGCGTCGCGAGTCTGAACTCGATTGCCGACCTGCTGATTATGCGCAGCTACCTTTTCCAGCTGCTTACCGACATATTT